GTAAATGCAGAACCTCATATCGAGTATGAGTTAAGGGATCACTTCACATTCCAAGTTGAGAGTGCAAAGTTTATGCCTCAATATAGGAATCGCAATTGGAATGGTGAAATACATTTATTCGATCTCAGGTCAAAGAGAATCTATGTAGGCCTACTAGATCGAATCATAGCATTTTGTCAGAAGCACGATTATAGTTTTAAGTTTGTAGAGAATGAATATTACGGAGTTCCTTTTGAACTGAATGAAGGGATATCATATGAGGGTGTCAAAGACTACATGAAGTCTATATGTAGTCATTCTCCAAGGAAATACCAAATTGAGGGAGTATATGATGCTTTAAGGCATAATAGAAAGCTATTGATATCACCCACTGCTTCAGGTAAATCCTTGATGATTTTTTCTCTTGTAAGATATTACTGCGATAAAGGTCAAAAAATACTACTAATTGTTCCAACGACATCTCTCGTAGAGCAGATGTATAAGGATTTTCGGGATTATGGTTGGGATTCTGAGTCATACTGTCACCGCATATATTCTGGAAAAGAAAAAACGAATGAACATCCTGTTACAATTACGACTTGGCAATCTGTTTACAAACTGGATAAATCGTTCTTTGAAGACTATAATGTAGTTATAGGAGATGAAGCACACTTGTTTAAGAGCAAGTCACTAATATCTATAATGACAAAGTTACACCATGCTAAGTATAGATTTGGATTCACTGGAACTTTAGACGGCACACAGACGCATAAGTGGGTCTTAGAAGGTCTATTTGGCCCTTCATACAAAGTTACAAAGACAGATGAACTAATGAAACAAGGTCATCTCTCACAACTAGATATACAATGTCTAGTTTTGAAACACCCTCCACAGAAGTTTGAAACCTATGAGGATGAACTACAATATCTTATCACACATTCACAGAGAAACAAATTCATTAAGAACCTGACTCTTGACTTAAAAGGTAATACACTTGTATTGTATAGTAGGGTTGCCACGCACGGAGCAGTGTTACATGAATTAATAAATACAGGTAAGAAAGGTGATCGAAAAGTATTCTTTGTTCATGGTGGGGTCGATGCCGAAGAGAGAGAACTCATCCGTGAGATCACCGAAGAAGAAACAAACGCTATCATTATTGCATCTTATGGAACGTTTTCAACTGGAATCAATATTAAAAACCTCCATAATATTGTTTTTGCCTCTCCGTCAAAGTCTAGAGTTAGAAACCTCCAGAGCATTGGACGAGTACTCAGAAAGGGAACTAACAAAACCAAAGCTATTCTATACGACATCTCTGATGACTGCTCTTTTAAATCAAGAAAGAACTACACATTAAATCATCTCATAGAAAGAATAAAGATCTACAACGAAGAGAACTTTAACTATGATATAATAACAATACAACTAAAGGAATAAGATGGAAGACGATTTTTACGCGACGATAAAATTTAAGAATGGCGAAGAAGTCTTCGCTAAAGTAGCAGCGTCTGAAGAAGAAGATCGCACGATGCTCATTCTTTCATATCCTGTAATGGCCACTGAAGTTAAAGCAAAAGGTGGATTAGTTGGATATAAAGTTGAACCATGGTTAAAGACCACCAAAGAGGATATGTTTATTGTAAATATGGATGATGTATTAACTATATCTGAATCAAATGATATTGCTATGATTCAAATGTTTCAACAGTTTATAAATGATTCTGATAAGATGAAAAGAGGAGAACCAAAGATAAGTAGAAAAATGGGATATATTTCCAACGTAAGAGATGCTAAAGAAATTCTAGAGAAATTATATAAATCAAAAGATAATAAAAAGAAATCTAGCTAAGATATATCCCTTAAACCTCCACAAAGGTTATTGTAACTGTTTTTAGATAACTTGTCAAGTGTCTGTAAAAGTGTTATACTATCTACATAATAGTGATAAAGACTTATGATCAGAACAGGCACTATGGCAAAACGAAAGAGGTCGGAACACTATGTCAACAATAAAGAGTTTCTCGCTGCTTTAATTAGATATCGTGAGGATGTTGAGATAGCAAGAATACAGGATAAGCCAAAACCTGTGATACCTCGATACATTGGTGACTGTTTCCTAAAGATTGCCAATCATCTATCATTTAAACCAAACTTTGTAAACTACATGTTTAAGGAGGATATGATATCAGATGGAATCGAAAATTGCGTTCAATACATTCATAATTTTAATCCTGAGAAATCCAAGAATCCTTTTGCTTACTTTACGCAGATCATTCATTATGCGTTTCTCCGCAGGATACAAAGGGAAAAGAGACAACTTGAAATTAAAAATAAAATCTTAGAGAGATCTGGATACGATGAAGTCTTCTATGGTGATGACGGTGGAGAGGCTTCTGACTATAATCAAATTAAGGATGCGGTTCATTCTAAGTTAAGATATTAATGAAGATAGCAATTATTACTGATCAGCACTTTGGATGTCGCAAAAATTCAAAGCACTTTCACGATTACTTCCTAAAATTTTATAATGATGTATTCTTTCCAACCATAGAGAAGGAAGGTATCACAACCATCGTGGATATGGGAGATACCTTTGATAGTAGAAAGGGAGTTGACTTTTCTTCTCTTGCATGGGCAAAGGATCATTACTTTGATCGTCTGCAGCAGATGGGATGCGAGGTTCATACTATAGTGGGAAATCATACTGCATACTACAAGAATACAAATGATGTAAATGCTGTTGATCTATTGTTACGTGAGTATGAAAATATAAAGATATATTCAGAAGCGACGGATATAAAGATAGACAATTTAGACATCTTACTTATCCCATGGATTAATTGTGAGAATGAGAAGATGACACTTGATGCGATTGATAAATCAAAGTCAAGGATTGTGATGGGCCACCTTGAATGTAAAGGATTTAGAATTCATCGTGGTTATATTATGGAACAAGGAACAGATATTAAGATATTTGATAAGTTTGAAAAAGTTTACTCTGGTCATTATCATACAAGATCTGATGATGGTAAAATCTTTTATCTAGGTAATCCATATGAAATGTATTGGAATGATTGTTATGATACTCGTGGGTTTCATCTCTTTGATACAGAAACATTAGAGCATACCCCTATTGATAATCCTTACAAAATGTTCTATAATATTTACTATGAGGATACAAGTCATCAAACATTCGATAC